CTTCAGTCGGATCATCTACTTCAGTCGGATCATCTACTTCAGTCAGTTTAACTACTTCAGTCGGATCAGCTACTTCGTTCAGTTTAGCTACTTCAGTCGGATCAGCTACTTCGTTCAGTTTAGCTACTTCGGTCACTTGAAGGTGGATTGCATTAGTAATAGTAGGGTTTTCCTCGGTATCAATGTTGTTCTTGTTCAGGAGCATCGTTTCAGTATCTATGACGACTGTTCTACTTGTCGTGTCAGTTCCTTCTACTCCGCCGTTCTCTCTATGATTCGAACTAGAGGTGTGTGTAGGTTTGGATGTATGTTGTTCTTCGTCTGTGTCATCCTCTGCCTCTGCTTCCTCCTCGTCACCGTCCTCCTCATTCTGTGTCGATGATGTACCAGTACCGCCCTTTGAAATACTCATCTTAATACCGCCCCGCGACGGAATCGTTTCGGGCCCCATATTCTTACCCACTAATCCAGTAGCAGCAGTTTTATTGGTGCTAGTACTGGTGTTGTTGCGTCGTATAAGGCATGCACCGAACTCCGCAGCCTCGGCGTCGATGATCATTACCTGTTTGATGATGAGGTCTAGACGAAACATGCGTGCTGTGAAACTGATACCACATACTTCGATGATTGTGACCATCTGTGTGTTCTCATTGATATCGGGTGAAGTCAGAGGTACAACATTTTCGTTCTCGTCGTACACGATGGTGGGGCGCGTACCTGAACTCCTGACAGAGCACCGACATATCTGGAACTTGCCCGATTTGTATGTCTTTAGTGGGCATACGAAGATGGACGCGATATCTTCGTACTCTAAAGCACTAGAAAACCAATCCTCTGTCTCAAACAGTAGTTTATGACAAGTCGTTTCCATATTTTCAAACCATGTGATGACCTCCTCGTTCTGTGACTTGAACAGGAGATCGCATACGGTCTTATTATTTATCTTCACAAAACCTTGTTTAGACTGTGTCTCGGGCGTCTCGATGTAGAGTGGTCGTCCCGTATGTGTGATTTTTGTGAAATACCCGCTCCCAGCCTTGGTCGGATGACCGAGCTTTATCTGTGCGAACTCGAAATCGTTCGTGGGTTGATGGATGATGGTTGTTGTGGTACTCATTAGACGTGGTACAGAGAAAGAATTTGCGAAACACACGCGGTATTTTTCTACCAACGCAGTGTATATACTACAATATCTCTGTTACCTTTAGATACAATGAAAAAACAGCAGCAACAGTCCAAGCCCGATCACAACAACCTGATTATACAACAATGCATCGACCTTCTGCGTCAAGAAGACCTCAAGTACGAACTTAAGGTATTTCTGGAGCCCGTCATCTCCATGTTTTTCAACGTTATGAATCCGTATATTTATGTGTTCCTGACCATCAATATTCTCATGTTCATTATGGTGCTTACGATCCTTATTTTAATCGTGGTGGGTGGGTACAATCGGCAAAGTGTAGGACTTGTCACTGTGGCATAACAATAAAATATTACAGTATACTATAATGGTTAGACACAACGCCACTCGTAAGAATAAGGGAAGGAGCAGATCCAAGCATGGCGGATTCGTAGCCGGCGTCCTTCACCAAGCCAGTGTTCCTCTCGTTCTTGGTAGTATGAACCATCATTTCGGCAAGAAACGTCATTCATCCAAGAAGTACCACGGTGGCATGAAACGTCGTTCGTCCAGGAACCACCATGGTGGCATGAAACGTCGTTCATCCAAGAAGCGTAGTCACAAGAAGAGACATAGTCACAAGAGACGTTAGATTGTTGTTGTTACTACAGTAGTAGAGTAGGTAAATACCATTGATACATTGATACCATGTTATTTCACCATTGTAGAGAGAAAGAAGCGATACAATAAATATAGATACATTATCACAATGACAGATATAGACACAGTATCCCAACGATGAGTTTTGAGTCCAATATTCAGCAATGGGTCGCGCTCGACAACCAGATTAAGATGTATTCCGACAAGGTTAAGCAGCTTCGCGAACAGAAGAATGCGCTCGCCGACAATCTGATGACGCAGGCGGACAACAGTGGATACAAGAACTCTGTGATCCAGATCAGCGACGGTCGGCTACGGTTCGCCGACACGCGTGTCACTGCTCCTCTGACCTTTAGGTACATCGAGGACACCTTAAGCACGATTATCCCCAACCCTGAATCACGCGAACAGATCCTCACCTGCTTAAAAAATAGTCGTCAGACCAAGGTGGTGACGGAACTAAAGCGATATGGTAACACCACTACCAAGTAGTTGATATGTATGTATCCTGTTATTATGTTCCACACATAGTGTATATATATCATCAGACGGGTAGCTACTACATGACCAGCACTACAACTAAATCCGATAAATCTCCATCTTTTCATGTGTGGGCGGGCGGAGCCAAATGCAGCGACAATGGTGCAGGTTGTACCGCATCGTTTCAGATTGGAGGACCAAACATACATAATATACATAAGGGTGGCGCAAGCCTGTCTGTGCCTGCAGGGCTTGCATGTGTTGATGACGATAATGTGATCAGACCATGTTCAGAAATGGTGCATAAAAAGGAGTTTGCTAGTTCGTCCGCGGGCGTCGTTCCCGACAAAGTGTTCGATCGTCTGGTTGCGCTCGCTGGCGGCGGCAATGGTGCTAAAACTGGATCTAGAGCAGGCAAAGTCGGCGGCCGCACGCGGCGGCGTACGGGTACTAATTTAACCGATAAAAAGAACACCCGTAGTAATAAGAAACATGATGTTATTTAATTCCGCTGCATATAGCATGCGAATATTATATGTATATTTCATAATATACATATAATGGGTATAGAGGATTGGACTCATGGTAAGTAATACACTTGATATATGGGAGCATGTATTACTAAAATTGCTACCGCCAGGACCAAATCAAATACATCTACAAATACCATATCTAATGCTCTGGCCAGAGCGGGAACCAAGGCCAGAGCCAGAGCCAGAGCCAGATCCAGATCCAAATCCAACTCAAAATCCAACACCACCAACACCACCAACACCAGTACAGACGCATATAGTATTGTAAACCCCAACCCCATCAACTGGGCAGATATAACATATTCCAGCGCGTCTCCGTTCGTGCCAGCTATTTCTATAGCCAAGTGCGTCAAGGTGTACGATGGCGATACGATCACTATCGTGAGCGCACTAAGTGCGGATTCGCATCTGTACCGATGGTCGGTGCGACTACGCAATATCGATGCGCCCGAAATGCGCACGAAATGTGCCAATGAGAAGATATGCGCGAAGCTCGCACAGGAGGCGATGTCAAAGCAGGTGCTTAATCAAATGGTAACACTGAAGAACGTGGGATACGACAAGTACGGACGCGTTCTTGCGGACGTGTTCGTCGGAGAGGTGAATGTGACGGATTCGCTGCTTGCGCAGAACCTGGCGGTGCCGTACGACGGCGGTACCAAGCTGGCGCCCCCCGACTGGATCGAGTTCCACGACATATTCCGTAACCGACGGGATCAGAAAAAGTAAATCCAGAAAGAACCGTTGAAGGAGGATCGCGAGACCGACAAGATCAATATCATGTAACTTTACAGAATCCCACAAATCAGAGAGTTCCCACTTATCAAAAATTTGTAAAGTCGAAACCAACTCAGCTTTTTGAAAAAACGACATTTATTTTTGTCACTTTTTCAAAATCCATATTGGTTTCGAGTTTTCGATGTAAAATTATAGTTATGGTAACAAACAGTGTTTTCATCTTTTAGTTTGTTAGCATAAACTAAAAAATCTTGGAATTCGCAGCCACTCTCTTTTTTTTTGTCTATGTGTACTTTAGAAAAACAAGGCTGACAAATGGCTGACAAAAAAAGCCCAAAAAAGCCATTACTAAACATTTGTGAGACATGTGACTTTAAATGCAGTAATAAGAGAGACTATGCTCGTCATTTAATGACTGCAAAACATGGACGAGCTGACAATGGCTTACAGAATGGCTTACAACATCAAACAAAAACCCATCAACAAACATCAATAGCTGCAGTTATGGATACTACCAACACATATGAATGCATATGTGGTATGGTGTACAACCACCGACAGAGTTTATTTAAACACCAGAAGAAGTCAAAGTGTGCAAACCCCAAAAAAAAACCAAACAATGATATATTATCTGAAAAAGTCAACCGTGTTCTCTCTAAGTCACATATATTTAGAACAATAGATCCTGATGACGACGATATGACATCTACCATAGAGGCTATTGTCAACTCAAAAGTTAAAGAACAGATGGAAATGCAAGGCGAACAGAAGTTATATTCTTTGTTCAAGGCGCAGACGGATCGCGACGAGATGCGCGACGCGGCGCAGGCGGTGCGCGACGCGGCGGCGGCCGAGCAGATGCGTCTGCTTATCGAAGCGATAAGCTTGAAGGGTCCCCAATGTATCACGAACAACAACAACAACACTACGAACAACCAGTTCAATCTGAACGTGTTCCTCAACGAGGACTGCAAGAATGCGTTCACGTTTAAGGATGTGATTGAGTCAATCGTTTGTACGGTAGACGACCTGGATCGTCTGATCGTGGAGGGGTACGCCGCCACGGTCATTCGTAAGATACTTGAATCTATGCAGGATATGGCCATCACGGAGAGACCCATTCACTGTACGGATCTGAGACGTAATACAGTGTGCGTGAAGAGTGCGACGGGGTGGGAGAAAGGCGAAGCCGCTCTCAAACGGCTGAACAACTCTCTCTACTTCATCGGCAAGAAGCTCAGTAATGTCGTACCTGAATGGCGAGAGACGTATCCAGACCATTTCCGAGGTACCGATTCGCGGCGCAATCAGTACCACACGTTGATCGTGGAGGTGTTGAAGGTAGATGACGTCAAGCTGGAAGATCGCAACGTCGGGATCATATGCAAGAGCCTCGTACTGGACCGCAAGACCGCCAAGGCTGGTATCATGTAATTCACTCAAATAGGTAAATGATTCACATTGCATTATATGTGAATCATTGTAACACGATTTAGTACGTTCGAAGCCAGTCTTCGGCTAGTAATTTTGCGCCATTAGCGTCTCGCCGTCAAGACGTTCGTCTGACAAATCGGCATTACGTGTAGTAGTGTTTTCCCATGCATCCCTAAATGACCGTAGGTGCATTTTCTCTCCACAATCCAGTCACAATCTCCTTTTTTGTCCCCGTGGATGTAACACTGTACTTCTTTTTCATCTGTCTGAGTTCTTCAAGCGTCGCCATGTTTACATAGAGCTGGAATAAATTATCGCCTATCTATCGCACCCCGTTCCAACGGTTTAATATTCGCTCCATTTATTCTGGTTGAATGGGGATACAATGACATCATCGAGTTGGTTCTTAAGTTCGTTTACCTTGTTATCAAGTGCAACCTCTTTGGCGGTCTGAGGATATGGTATGGTGTTCATCATGCGTTCTTCGTCTTCGGTGGTCATTGCTGGGCGTTTGCCGTAGCAGTTGGCCCCGAATTGGACGCTGGGGTTCGCAATGTATCCACCATTGATCCCGATACGTCCTCGGTCGTGTTCGTGGTTTGGTATCTCTTGGAGTGTGTCGTATGTCTCCTTCTGTGTGGGGAAGAATGCCATCTGTTCTGCGCTCCATCCATAGTTTCCCCACTCTGCGCCCTTCTGGTATGCGTTCTCAATCTGGTCGTATGTTGCGAGTTCGGCACCAAATGCTTTGCACATGGTCTTTGCGTCGTCGTAGCTGTATACGTTGTCTGGTATATTGAATACTTGACCTTGTGGTTGTGGTGCAGGTGTTGGTACAATAGGTGTCGGTGCAGGGTCAATATTCTTATTAAAGTCGAGATCAAACTCAGGACCTGTTTGGACCGAACCACCAAAGAACTTTGTGGATATGTCGTAGCCGTAGTATTTCTCTAGAACGTAGTATGCGATCATGAGAGACGCCGCGATCACTATTAACCCAAGGACCATGTACGTGCCTGAACCGACAGATGATGCTGGAGTAGAGTCTGATGCCCCGCTCATGGATTGCATGAACCCACTCGCAGAGGATGAATCGGTAGTACCGCTGCTTGAATCCGAACCGTTTCCTAAATACATATAATATACGATACCACCGATGGCTGTGAGACATACTACGAATACGGATACGTATATGGGATCGGTGAATATGTTGGGTGACATGGTTGATGAAGTATCGGTAGCAGTAGCAGTAGCAGTAGCATCAGTAGCAGTAGCATCAGTAGCAGTAGCAGCAGTAGCAGTAGCATCAGTAGCAGTAGCAGCAGTAGCAGTAGCAGCAGTAGCAGTAGCAGTAGCAGTAGCATCAGTTTTAGTATCAGTCTTAGGAACCTGTGTGGCAGTTGTCGTTCCTGTCGGCGTTGTCGTCGTTGTGGATGCCATTATCTATGGTTGTCAGTATACTATCTGCATAGAATAATATACATGCCTGTAACTAGTCGTTTTGCTAATTCCTACGTAGTGGTGTAAGTCCCTCTTTTTCGGTAGAAAAGACAATATGCTCTAGGTGTGATGATGTCGGTTGCGTTTGCGATCGCACCGATAGATGAGTCGTCAAACTCGTACCACTTTCCGTTTGCATTTTTGATGGAGCCAGTGTAGTGTCCGCCCTGAGCCGACCCCGAGTGGTGATTACATACTCCGTACAGGTCGTAATGGTAGCTTTCCTTCTGGTATCCGATGACGTATTTTCGCATATCGAGGTCAGTGAGGGGGAACGATACCATTTGCTGGTTCTTCTTGTTGCTTGCGTCAAACCGTTTCAGGTCTATACATAAGATGGTGGGTAGGCTCCAGTATGTGAGGTTTTTGATAACGTCTTCGCGTTTGTTTGTCTTCTCGTCGCGGCGTCCGTTTTCTCCCTCCAACCGTTCTCCTGTCACGTAATAATCAAAGCAGTCGTACAATGATGTCACTACCTTGCCCCTAGGGATAGAAAGGCTGACTGTGAAGAAAGGTTCTGGTATGTGTGATAATACCTTACCTGTTTTACAGGAGACAAGTTGTGATATATGCATTCCGTAGAACAGATTCCATACCTCCGAGTACTCGCTGGAATACATTTCCTTGATTTTGGAGTAGACCTTTACCGCTATTTGATCTGTGTCAGTGTACGCCTTCCCATTGACATGTATGTTCACGGGTCGTGCGATACTTGTATGAAAACAATCAATGATAAACAGAAGAAATTCAGATATATCGTTCTGAGAGAACCCAGTAAAGAGTTCAACTCCTTTGACTTTGGCGACTTGTTGTATGGTGTGAATGAACTTTCCTGGTTCGACGATGCAGTTCTGTTTCCACATGATTTTGCGCAAGGTGTCCCATTCGTTCATGAGAATGGAGTCGGGTTTGCTTCGGTTGAGTTGGGTACTGAATCCGTCTTTGTCCATGATATCATTCAGTTCGTAGGTATGTGATAGCATCTGGAGACACGTGTTAACGAAGCAAGTGTTTCCCATGTTCACTAGACCTGTGAGCCCTTTGTTGGCGTATGTGTCTATTGTATTCGTTGTAGCGCCTGACATGAAATGATTATGAGTAGTTATGGATAGTACGATGAATAATCTTATATGTATGTATGTGGTCAGTCCGTTTATACTCTTTGTATGTGCAACGTATGGTAATCTACCGCTATTACCGAAAACGACGACCACCCACATATAAGCACCAATAGTGGTATCAACAAAAAATATCCCAACGAGGATGATTATTGTATTTTTTGTCCCATGCAATTGGTATAAATGCTATAGTTGTTAGTATAATACAGAGTTCCGTACTAACTACAAAATGTTCCCCCATTTTCACGCATTAGACCGTCACACTGGTCCATCCGTGCTCGACTCCGACCATGTGCAGATCATTGAACACTATATGGATATATTGAGTCAGTTAGCGAGCCAGTCGCGACATATCGCCACCGCACAGAGTGAAATCCAGTCCAAAATGATGAATGTTATTCGGCGCAGACAAACGCAGCAACCAGAGCAGCAACCAGAGCCAATAGTAGTACCCGAACATGTCCGAAGTCAACCAAGGGCACGGTCACGGTACCGCAATCCGAACAATAGTTCTACAGCGAACACGCGTCCCCGTACACAAAGTGGAGCAGCGGTACATGAATCCCAACCAGACCCTATAATACGCAATATACGAATACCTCGTAACACGGTGCAGCAAGATGTTAATGATGGTAATACGAATATTTCTGGTACCACTACTGCAACCAATACCGATAATCCACCTCATCAAGACAACCCGTCTCCTCCAATACCTCCATCAACGCCTTCATTATCCAATATATTCACCTCCCTCGTATCGCCTGGAGAAAGGTCTCCTTTCTACGCTCATTTAATGCATCATCCACTAACCTCATTGACAACACCAACAATGCCATCAGAACAACCACCTCAACAACCTGTTCGTCTGCGTCCGCTCAATTTCTTCGACAATGTCCCCGTGTATCCCACTCCAGAAGAGATTTCCGCAGCTACCCGTGTCGTGCGTTTCGATACTGTTGAAATGCCTCCAAATGAGCGCTGTCCAATCACACTGGTTCCATTCAATGACAACGATCTTGTTATGCAGATCATGCAATGTCGACACCTGTTCAATATTGTGCATTTAAATGGTTGGTTTCGCGACAATGTGCGATGTCCTGTATGTCGCCATGACGTGCGTGAGGATGTTGGAGGTGGTTCAGAAACTGAAGCAGCAGCGACAGAAGCAATAGGAACACATACGTCCATTATCCCAGACGACTCTGAGATGCCTGCACTAATCCCTGATACAGATATTCTATCTGACGACGATAATGAGCCCACACCTTATAGTTTCACCATGTCCTCTCCGCCACCTGTTTTCAGAACACTCAATGGATTCGGTGAAACTATTTCAGGTAATTCGGGTCATTGGAACACTGATATATCATTCTCTTCGTTGATGTCGGACATGGGAACCGCACTCTCTATTCAGGGTATGAGCATGTTGTCAGATGCATTAGAACAAGCCGTTACTACACATGTTGGTGCTGGTGCTGGTGCTGGTGCTGGTGCTGGTGCTGGTGCTATTTTCAATAATGTGAGTGTCGCAGTTGACGCGAGCGGCAACGTCGTTCCATCAATATAATCTTAGCCGTGTGTATTTGATATTTTATCGCAGTACGATAAATATCAAATGTAAAATATCAACAATCTTATACCACTTCCCTTACAATGAACTTGTCTCCTCGCTTTTCTTCCACCGCCATGAGTTGTGGCTCGGCACCGTTTCCGTCTAAGGCTTGGTAGTAGCTCTCCACGTCATATAAGTTCGCTGTATGTTTGTCCATCTGTCGGTAGATGTATTGTTTGCCTCTGAACTCATATGGACTGCCTCGCCACTTGATCGTCACTTCGTTCTGATGCTGTACAGTGTCGTTAGGTTGCTTAGTGATGTCAGGAACATACGTCATATCAATGTCACGCGGTTCGCCATACTGTACACATTGTACCTGTTCCGCGTTGCCGCGCTTGGCGTACGTGGCGCAGTCAATGGATGCCTCCTTGATGAGTTTCGTGAGCCCCGTGATGATCCCTTCCTTGATGGTGGATATCTCAAAGAGCGCCTCGTCACTGGTGACCACGCGG